CTCACGGCTGGCAAAGATGCTGTTCTCCATAGCGAGGATGAGGCGGTCGGTTAGCGGATCGCTGCTTGCGGTCTTGGAGCCGTCGTGGCCCACGATGAAGCGAACCCCATTCTCGGAGATCATGTGCGGCTTCACGAGTGCCGTGATACCTATCGCCGCCGGGGTGAGCGGAATAAAATACTGCCCGCCACCAATGTTGGAAAGGAAGAACGGAAAGTCTGCGGTCTTGTTGGCTCCAATGAACTTGAAGATTTTAGCAATCTCGGCATGTTCATCCATCTCGTCGATATAGAGACCGAGCTTCATGTTCTCACTGATCTTCTGCCGGACCTTGAGCTTATAACGCGTATACTCGGCTTCCACAAACTTAATCGCACGTTTGAGATCGAAGTTGTTATCCGCCATGAGCAACATCAGTTTCAGCATCGGCGAACGCGATTGTACGATGTGCGTGCCGCGCGAAAGATCGCGCTGGGTGTACTGCCAGTTATTCGTAGAATACGGCTTACCGTTGAAGTCAAGCTGGTTGGCGGCAATCGAGGCAAAATGGGCAAACCAGTTGTTCCGCGAGATAAAGCGCGGAGTGTCGAAGTTGGGGTTTGCCTGAAGGTTGAGCGGCACAATCAACTGATCGCTACTCCCCACAGCGGGAAGGTTTCCCCGCGCCTTATACCACTGGTTATCGAACTGATCACGGCCCGTGAGATAGTAAACGAAGCCCTCGATCTCACCATCGCGGTAGCTGTACGATTTCGTGTAGAGATCGTTTTCGAACATGATGGCGTCGTAGGTGTCATACTCTACGGGGAAACCGAGCACGATGTCGTTGATCCCCTCGCCCACCTTGAAGTTGAACAGGCGCGAACCGGCAAAGGTGCTTCCCGGATACTCGCCGCGATCACCAATCGAGATACCGTTGTTGTCAAAGAGATCAAACAGCGGGAACATACCCGGCGCATCGCATTCCAGCCACTCAATGCCGGTGTAGCGCCATTCGCGACGGGTCTCGGTATGGAGGAACACATCTTGTGCGCCTGCGTGCGCGAACGGGGTAAGCGTGACATCACCGGCGTTTGTGAAGTCGTCGATGACCGGCCAAACCACAAACGAGTTGGCGAGACGGGCATCGGCGATCTCGCCGAACATCACAATGTCACCGGCGACGGGAACGCGACCGAAATCATCCGGCGACCCACGCACGCCCTTGTAGGTCTTGGTCACACCATAGACGATATCCGCATCCGGAGCACGCGTGCGACCATAATTCCACATCGCCATGTTGGGGAGATGCTCGCAGATCGGGCGCTTGGCCTGACGGCCCACCGTGTCGCCATTGAACCACTTGAGAGCGTCGGCCTGAACCCAACGATTGACGCGCGAAAAACGCGACAGGGCGGCATCGTTGCGCGCCACAACCGAGTGTTGGGGCTCAAGGCCAAGCAGCGAGTCTGCCAAATCCATGAGGTGAATCGCGATGCCCACGCCATCAACGAGGAATTCGCTGGGGCGACGCTCATCCCATTTGAAGGTTCCGGCGGGTTTGATATCGAACCCGAAGAACTCCACATAAGGATCGACCAGACGGACGCGCAAACCGTTGATCAGTTCCGGGACTGGATCGTGAGTGATATTCTCGATATTGAAATAGGGGCGACCCGTCATCACCATCCGGAGAGAGTCGAACAAGGTGACGGTCACAAAAGCATTGGCGGGCGCGGGATTGGTCAGGGTGACATGATCGCCTGTGACGGCAAATGCCGTCGTGGGACGACCGTTGATGAAGACCTTGACATCTGCGGACGTGTGGGGGACATCCGGCAGCATGATGGCCGGGATGGCAAACTCACGCCGCGAACCATCACCGATGTTGCCGTAGCGGTAAACTTCGACCACGGATGCCGCACCCGGCGCAGTCGCGAAGTTGATGGTGTCGTTATCCAAGATGGTGAAATCGGTGGTGCGAATGCCGTCAATGAGCGCGACGGGGCAGCCGGGGAAATCTCCCTGACCGTCGAGCGCCGGGCGCTTGTCGCGGGCAAGGATGGTCCAGCACTTCTGCTGCGCGGGCATCTTGAACGAACGCAGCTTGCCATCCGCCTTGGTGATGGTCGGAACTTCCATTCCCGGCATGGTGATGGTCACCGCCGGGATATCGTCACCAGACCAATAGTAGCGCTGGAAGTTGTTCACCTTATCGATATCAATAGGGGGCGACCACGACCAGTATTCGGATTGGAACAAACGGTCGGCATCGGAGACCAGCGCCCCCTCTGCGCTCAAGCGAGCAAGAAGATCGTCATAGAAAAGAATACGCCCAAGGGTGCCATCCAAGGCAGTGGAGACCATCGTGGCTTCCAACTGATACTTCTTGCGAGCGCCCGTGGGCTCCGACTTGTAGAAGTCAACCTCTGGATTGTTATAGGCGGGGGTCCGACCAATATAGCCGCTGATGGTCGCAGTTTGACCGGGCTGGAACAGATGGTCAACAGTCGAGCCAAAGAACCGCTCTAGTGTGGCGGTACGATTGATCTGGGGCAGCAGATTGATAGGACGACGCTTATTAGCCATGATGCTCGCTTATACTTACTTGTTTGTATATTTATTTACAGCGAACTTAAACGCCATACATAATATCCCAGCCATCATAGTCGTTGAACGAGCACCCGTCCTTATTTTTCTCCTATCAGGGCCGAATGCCTCGAAGCTGTTTGGCCGTAACCCCATAAAAACCACCGGGGAAGGGCTTGCCGTTCTCTTTCAGCCAGCCTTCGAACCGATCTCCCAGAACAAAATCGCAGAGAGGCTGGTTCGCAGTTGTGACGGGGATGACGTACCCAGAGGCAAACAGCGCCCGTCCAAACTTGGCTACGATTTCCGAAACATCGACACTGACCGGCATACAGTTGCCGCCTACCATCGACCCCACCAATACAACTTCGCCGGTAAAGTGCCGGAAACCCTGCTTCCGGCCATAAGCATACCATGCCTCGTATTTTCCAACTTTGCCTTTATCCCGCCCGTTTAGCTTGGGCTGCTGGCGTAGCATGTATGCGTGTGCTTTTGGATAGGTGGTCTTAAATGTTGGTTCGGAAATAATGGCTGCTGTGCGCTTGTCATAAGGAAAAATCATATACGGAGTATTGGAAAAATCGCGAGTTTTTTGCTTGGTCACCTTTATAAACGGTACCAGACAGTCTTTCTCAACCTCCACCACTTCGTCCCCTAACTTCGCATAGTAGAGGCCGTCGATTTTTCGTACCGTGAACACGCCATCTGCAAGAGTGGCGATACCCGACAGCACGTCGAAATCCGCCCCCTCTGTTTTCCCAACGCTGATCTTCCCTTTTGCTATGGGTTCACTGTCGAGAGTGTTGCTGATATTGTAGGTTTCGGTAACGTCGCGACCTATATTTAAGATGCACGTATACACACCGATGCCCTCAAACATCTTTTTCTCTTGGAAATCAATAACGTCGGTGAGGCGCGGTTTGATCATATTCATTAGTGGTTTAGCAGACACGTTGCTCAACACACTGTTGGGGACGATGAGGCAAACCTGATCAGCGATGTTTGCGCTATGCTCGATGAAAGCATAGAACAAATCAACATTTCCTTTGGCGCAACTCGAAAACGACCCTCTCACGAAAGCAAGATACTCCGCTTCCATGTTTTTCGTGCGGACATATGGTGGGTTACCGATTACAATGTTGGCGCGTTGGTTGGACAAAAGTCCATCACCGCATACGATGTTTGTAAATGAAGCGGGATCGACAAAAAGACCATGCTCGCGTTGAAAATAAACCGACATTGCGGCTTTCACTTCTTCAACTGTGACGGGATTAAGGTCTATCGCGCGCACCTGACCAATAAACCAGTCGCGCGTCTCCTCTGCGCAAAAGTCCCAGCCGCGACTGTATTCGAGAAGCTCGTGGAGAAATATCCCATGTCCCACGGAAGGTTCGAGAATGGTGGCGTCACGGGTAGGTGCCGCCATGTTGATCATTCGCCGGGCAATTGGCGCTGGGGTGTAAACTACGCCTTCGGTCTTGACTGCCTCGTATGTAAGTCCCGACATTGCGGCGACAATATCGGGGTAGGCGATACGACGTTCGGAATACTCTGCAAGAAGATCGATAAATGACATATTTGATTATACCAGAACAGTAAGGATTTGCTCAATATTTGGGCGAGAACGCATTGTATTCGGAAATCATCGACGAAGTATTCACGTCAACAATGCTATATTCGCCTGCTGCGACGATTTGATGAAGCCGAGAGATTGGATCACCGATCTTCAAATCGGAAACAAAGCGATAGTAAATGTCAAGAACCTTGATATTTCGCAAAAGACTATTGGTGTAGTTGCTCTCGTAGAATTTTGAATTGGTTTGAAACGGTCGATTACCTTTCAAAACCTTGGGATCACCAGAAAACAGCAGATCATGGTCATTGCAAAAATTCACAAAATATGCAGTGTGGTAAATATGGGCGCGCTCAAAAGCGATGTCCTTAATATCTCCGATCTCGCCCTTCATGTTCCTTCGAAGGTTTTTCAAATTCTTCGCAACGGAAAGAAAGTTGAACTTGGCAGACATGAGGATAGTGGAGGCACCAAGCGGATCGAGAACCCGACCATCGACATCCAGACTGTGGGCCAACTTTCCAGAGACGGCATCTTTCTTGCCCGTTGACCGCTGCGGCTCGGTTAGCTTGTTTCCGCTCTCCGCCACGAAAACGCAGGGACTGCCGTAAGCGGCTTCGAGACGCGGGCCGATGGCTTGTTCCATATGTTTCATAATCGGCGGATGGAGAGCATTGGTTTTGCCCGATGACCGATTTTTTCCATGTTGCCCGTAAGCGGCGTCGATAACATCTCGAATAACATCGTGGAAGTAAAGGTTGGATTCCTCCACCGTTGGCATTAACACAGAAACAAACTCCATCTAACGATGAAGTAGATTTACCGGACTGTACTTGATGGCCGCAATATTCTTCGCGCACCAATATCGCCCCGGCCCTTCGACCGGGGCGACAATATTAGCGAATACGGAGGTTTGCCGTGGTGTTGGCAGTGATGATCTCCACATCTGCCACCTGTGCGGTGGAGATGAAGATTTCATCGGACCGTGACCTGACCTCGAAGTTGTCACCGAAGCTGGCGCTCTCGTCGAGGGGGACGATCACCACCGAGCCGATGATGCCCGCGAGACTCTGGTGGATATATGCGGCCAACTCTGTGAAGTAGAATGTTTCACCAAAGTCCCAGCGCGTGACATCGAAGAACTGGTTCACCGATGCGATCAGCCGCGCCTTGATCTCACCATCGGAGAGATTGGAGTTGTTGAGCTTTACAACCGCGAATTTCGCACGAAGGTTCTGCTTCTCCGATCCGGCTCCGAACAACGGCTTGTAGGTGACGGGACGCCAGATAATCTGGTCGGAGAACATCTTGTACTCCTCGAAATCCTTCATGGTCAAACGAAGGTCAAGCTCGGTCGGCGGGGTGGGGAAGTTACCCTTGGCCCCATTGGCAATCCACAGGCGCGTGGCGTAATCGTATTCCGACGATAGCAGGAAGATATCGACGATGTTGGTGATCGCAGAATCGACGCGATGATGATTGGGAGCATAGTGCTTCCAAGTAAACGTCACGGCACCATTACGGATAATGTAGTCGCCCGACAGTTGCTGTACTGCCACTTCGGTTTCATCGGTGGAATACATGAGGTTGAAGCGAAGGCGCGGATCACCCAGAGCATCATCGGGGATGCCGTCGTGATCATTATCGGCCTGATAGTTGGCGAGTACCATCCAGCGCTTGGCAGTATTGCTGCCGCGACCATGCGCAACCCGATATTCACGACGGGACTGCTTGACATAGGTTTGGTTCACTCTCTGCCAGAAGGTGTCGTCGTGCGCCATATAGACGATATCGCGACTGGTGATGTCGATGGAATGCGAGAGGCCATCGGGGGTATTGGCGAGACGGATCGCCAACGGGACGCCCGCCGGGGTTCCGTCATAATCCATTGTGAAGACATTCACGTTGGTGATCGGGAGGAAGCCGGTCTGGCCAAACGATTCCCCCAGCTTCCAGAACAGCGTTCCCTGCGGGGCGGGGAGATCGGCCAGCCCACTGAAACTCTCGGGATCGTCGGGGTAGCCGTCGCTATCCACATCGGCGAAATCGATCTGGACGCGACGGGGTTCCTGCGAACCATCACCGTAATAGTAGAGGCGCGACACATTGAAGATGTGATCGTGCCCCACGCCACCATCGGCGGTGAGGGAGTCGTCGCGCATGGCCTTCAGGTAGGTTTTGAGGGCCTCGATATCCATCCCGTTAATGGTCGCATCACTAATGGTGCGATTGGCCACCGGGGCGAGATTGGAATTGCTGCGCAAGATCGTCAGGGTGTCGTTGCGCTTCAGGCCCGTTTCGCTATCGACGACGCGTTCATTGTCGGTGTACCACTTGACCTTGCGGGCACTCTCGAAGACAAACTTCGATCCCCGCCCCGCAAACTTCCACATCGCGCCCGCGTAGTAGCGAACGTTGCAGATGTGGATTGGTCCATCGCGAGGTGCGAAATCTTCCGTCAGATCGAAATCCTCCGTGGTGATTTCCCAAAGCGACTGCTCGGGATCAAACCAAAGAGAAAAACCGATCCCGCTCTCGAAGCGATCCGCCAGTGGTTGGAACATCGACACCGGAAGCTCCGGCGAGAAACCGGGCACGATCTTGACCAGCACCGATCCAGTCGGGATGTCCTCCGACAGGGTGACCGGACCCCGGATACCAAAGGAGGGCTCGCCCGTGACAGGCAGGCCATTGAGTGCCACGATGGTGGCCCACTTTTGGGCACCATTGGGAAGACGGAATTTGAACTGTGAGCCAACGCGAATGTAGAGATTGCGATGGGAGAACCAGCCCGACGCGGAAAACTTCGCCGTGCTCGTCTGGTTCCAGCGGGTGTTCTTGTTGAAGTCGATCTCGGGGTTCGCGGACCGCAACGCAAGACGCGTCATGATCTCGTTAATCACATAGCTCTTGACATTAAGATTACGCAGGAACGGCTGAAGGTGAGCATTAACCATTTCCTCCGGGGTGCGGTTCAACGACAGTGACACTTCCTCGTAGAGGTTGGCGGGTTCACGGTAGAGGATGCCGTCATCGGCTGTCACCACCACATCCGTGTAGGTGGCGGTAGGGTCGTTGAGATCGACGTACCGGGAATGACCGGAATAGACGCGGTTCACCGCTTTGAGCTTCGTCGCGAGATTGGACGATAGCGGGAAGGTGTTGTAATCCTCACCAGACACCATGCGGTTTTGTGCCGCGTAGGTGCCGGGGGCGCGCTGCTTGATTTGTTCATCGGTCTCGCGCGGGGTTGCGTTCGAGACCATCTCTTGTAGCGAATAGACGAGACGGAGATTGCGAAGCACACCCGCCGCATTGTAGTAGCGAACCGTCTGGGTGATGCGCGTGATATCCGAGGGACGAATCTGATACTGGCGACCGTTGGATACGCGGTGTGAACAACGCAGCGTGCCAATCGGAGCAGCGCCGAAGATACCATCGGCGAAGCGCAGCGATACGCGGTCATCGTCACGGGTGATCACCGAGTAGATGTTGCGGTTGTTGGCATCGACGGAGTTGTAGGTGATATTCTCGGAGAAGATCGCGGGAACCTTGTTCCAGTTGACCAGCACCTGACCGGTGTCGCCGATGGTCTGTACCCACACATCGTTCTCGTTCACGCCAGCGGAGTCGATCTCCACCACCATGTTCTCCACCGGCTGATCGACTCGGAACGTTTGCTTCACGGTCGAGCCCTGCTTGAACAGCATGAAGAAGCCGGTGCGGGTCGAGCCGTTGCCGTTGCCATCGTTGCGATAGAAGAGGTTGAACGCCGCGTTGTTGTCCGGGGTGCGTTCCTCGAAGGTACCGAGATCGTTGATGTCGCCGTTGCAAAGCTCGAAATCCATAGCCTCGCCGCCCACCGAAGTGTTGAAGGCAAAGTTGTTGGCACCCATCAGACAGTTGACGCGGTAAAGCTGCGTGCGAGCACCAGAGATGGTTTCGCTTTTCAGGGGAGTGCCAAACGGATTGCTGTTCACAAACGCACCACTCATGATGGTGGTGAAGCGCTCGAACCAGTCGGGATCATCGGCGTTGTTCCACTGGACGCGCACGCCCGAAAGGTTGGCCCCTGTGGAGTCGAAGATTTCGTCGTCCGTCGATACCTCGACCAGCTTTACCAGACCGGTAGCGGGACGATTGCGGCGAGGATTGTAGGAGAGGAATCGCGCCAGACGAAGGATGGATTCGCGGGCTTCTGCGGTTTCGAGGAAGTTTTCGCGAGCGTTGATGTCGGTCTTGAACGCCAGTGTGCCAGCCAGCCATGCGAGCAGATCGATGATGGCGACGAACTCGCTGCTCTCGATCCAGTCGTTGAAATCCTCTGGATAGTTGGCAGACAGATAATCGCGTAGCGACTGGTTAATCGACGCGGGATCGCTGGCGTTGAAATTGACGGTGGTGAACGCCTGATAGAGAACAAGCCAGTCCTTGCTGGCAAATAGTTCGGAAGCGCGAACAGACTGCATTGGTTATTCCTCTCAATCTTTACTGGCGAGCGTCGAAGTCGATTTTGAAACGGTCGATGATGTCGTATTTGCGGTAGTAGAGATCAACGAGCACCACGATGCCGTGATCACTGGTATCGACTTGAACACCACGATTGATCACCCGAGTATCAAGGGTGACGATCCGCTTGACTTCTTCGCGAACCTCATCCTTGACATCCGGGGTCATCTGCTCACCGATCAAATCCCAGACCGAACAACCAAAGGTAGGTCGTCCCACTCGCTCGCCCTTCCGAGTATGAAAATGATTAAGCAAGTCCTGCTTGATCAGATCAATGTCGTACAAGACCCACGACCGCGAGTCGCTTGTTCCGCGCGTGGAAAAACCGGTGAAGAATCGTTTGGTCGCCATAGTGCTATTTATAGTGGGGGTTTTATCAGCCCTTATCCCCGGTGAGATTTCTGAAATGCCGCCCACTGTGGCACTGTGGCACCCGTGCGAGCATTCAAGAGATTATACACCCCCTGCAAGGTTCTTGGCTGACCGTGATTGTAGAAAATCGATTTGTTTGAATTCGCCGCAGCGGGGAGCAATGCAGCGGCGCTCGCATTGGGGTTGGACTTCAAGGCTCGCAGGAATTTTCTGCCCCCTCCGGTACCGAGGAAATGGCACATATAAAGCTCGGTGGGGCCGGTGGCCAATCCCGCCGACGCCAGCGCCTGCTGGTTTTCTTTGAGGTAATAAGCACCCATGAGAGCATTGGAGCAAGGATCGAACACGTTACTGGACACCCCGGCATTGCGCACCACGGTGCCATTGGGACCATAGCGCTTGTACATGGTGGCCCAAGTCGAACCGATAAACTGATACAGTCCCTTGGCCGATGATGACGACGCACCCGCGTTGGCCCGAAAGCCCGACTCCGCTGCCGCCATGGCCATCATGGTGGTGTAGGGGACACCGGTGCGCTGACTGGCTTGCATGATGCAGCCGTTGACCTTATCCGAGACCTTAAAGTTGGCGATCTTGCGGACAGGGGTGTCGTCGTTTTCCGCCACGCCCTCGACAATCGTACCATCGGCACGCTTGATCGAGACTGTCCCGCCAGCACCAAATTCTTCGCTCGTATAGGTGGGGTTCACCGATGCGTTGATGGGATGATGATACGGCTCGTGCGTGGGCATCGCCGATGCAATGGTGGCACGAGCCCCGCCGTTCCCGACCGAGCTTGCTTCCTTATAGGTGGCGTCGTCGGCCCCAACAGCTTTCGGCCCCCCGGCATTGTCGAGGATCGCGGATGCGGTGCGGACATTGGGTCCACCGGATTCGCTGACAATCGCTCCACCGGCCTTCATCCCTATTGCGCCTCCCGCCGACATGGCAATCGCCCCACCGGCACGGTGACTGGACTTCGCCCCTGCTTTGGTGTTCAGGGAGGTTTCGGCAGTGATTTCGGTTTTACCGCCAGAAAAACTCCGCACGTTGCCGCCCGCGTGAATATTCACATCCTTCTTGGCATCGAGATTGAGATCACCATCGGCGATGATGTTGACATCATCTTCCGAACGAATGGAGATCGGCGCACTCGAATATAAATCAATCGCCCCGTCACTGATCTCCACCCAAGAGTTTCCCTCTTTGGTCACCATATAGATGTAGCCGGACGTTTCCGAAACCATCACCTGTGCGCCGGATTTGGTGCGAAGACGGATGAAGGAGTTGTCGGGATCATCATCAAATGACAACGAGCTACCGCCGGGGGTGAGCCAGCCTTGTGCCTGTGAGGGGCTCTCGCGTCGCGCAGAAGTGTTGGAGACGCCGCGCTCCGGATCATGGGCCAGACCCTGCTTCAACAGTCCCTTGGCCAGTGAGGTGTAGACGGGTCGCGCCGGAGAGTTAGGGCTGATCGTGGTGTCCTTCTTGTTATACTCCACGACTGGCGGCGAGTATGGGGCGAAGGCTTCGTTCATCTCCTGATCGGTGGAGACGTTCATCCCGATGCCGGGAACCATGTGGTCCATGTTCTGCGCATACAGACAGGCGAACCAGTAGCCGCGCGCGGGGTCACCGTTCACGAAAGCGATGAGCACCATGTTGTTGATGTCCGGCGGGACGGCCCAAATCCCGTAGCTGCGCTGCGATCCTTCCTCGCTTTTGTCGTCGGTGCGAGCATCGGCGATGTTAGTGGTTCCCGCAAATGACGCAGCATAGGAGACGGTAATGTAGCTTTCTTCCTGATCGGGACCAAGTTCTGGAATCCAGACCTTGAGCCTACCCATGCGCTGGGGATCGGCGGCTTCACGCACGTAGCCGAGATGGATCGCGTTGGTGGCGCGAAGCTGCGAAAGCTCCCGCACCGCCTTGGTGCCGCGCGTCCCTGTGTTGATACGATTGCTCATTAGTTGCTACCCGGTGTTGGCTGATCACCCGCCTGTTGGTCAGGATTGGGATACAGAGAGTTATAGAGTGATTTATACAAGTTGATGATCGGGACTCTCGTCGCTTGTAGCACCTGTGTGAACTTACCGTCTACGAATCGATGAGTGATCTTGTTCACCTGATATACGCCCGTGACGGTCTCGTTGGTGTTAAGGATCACATTACCATCATCGTCTTGTCCAAGCGGATACCTCATCTTGAACAGGAAGCAGTTTACCCCCTGCTGGAAGTTGGGTATCGTGCCATCGAAAATATCAGTGCTTCGCAAGATCGCTTCCTCGAACGACCCGGCACCGATCCAGAAAGGATCACCCTTGATAGTCACTGATACACGGAAGAACTGTGTCGCAAGCGGACCGTAGACCTGATTGAGCACCGCGCCGTAAATGGATTTACCATTATGGAACTGACCCGGCAGACCGACAGTTTCGGGCGAAGTCGGGGTGTAGACTTGGACCGTGATGGGGAAAGCTTCGTTCTCACGGCTTTCACCAAGGTTGTACACCGACTGGCTCTCGTTAAGGTCTTCACCAAAGGTGCGCCCGAAGTTGGTCTGGGGCAATGATGCGGCGCGACCGGCGCGCAATTCCGCTCGCTTTTCGTGCGAAATCTTGCCTTGGGCTTCCAATGCTGCGGCGGCAACGCGGTACTTTTTGAGGGCTTCGTCCAGCGCCGCCTTGGTTTCCGGAGTGGAGTTTTTGTCCGCCTGTCGAGCCTTCTCCAAATCTTCATAAAGGCTTTGTGCGTTCTTCACCAACGAGCCTTGATCGCTCGCCACCGTCTGTGCCGTTTGCGCGTTCGCGACTTCGCGCTGCTGGCGCTGATCAATCACGTTGGCGCGCGGTGCGGCATTGGGATCGACCCTTGCCTGTGATGCGGCCTGCTCCTGTGTGTTCGAGGCCAACGACGGTAGCAGAGCCTGCCAACTCAAGTTGAAGTTGAGGTCCATGTCGATGACTTCGCTATTGGTGCCGGTGAAGAGATACTCGTATTTCTTCGGCAAGAAGTTACGCTTCGCCATATCGGCCAAGATCGCCTTCTGTGCGGCATCGCTGGTCAGCGTATCCTGCGGGGACAGCACCGCCGCATGGTTGCGAAAGCCATAGATGTGCAACGTGATATGGTGGAAATACTCGTTGAACAGAGGATCGTAATCCGGGGTGTGAACCTCCGGCTCCACCCGCCAAAGAATGGACTGGCGATAAGCATTCGCCGATGGGGGATTGACTGTGTTGACCACCTGATCACCGGTGAGCAAAGCATCGACGGCGAGTTTCTGCGCTTGTTCACATGCAGTCATGAGGGC